CCACCTCCTGCAAAGAAAGCTGCTGCAGAACCTGAAAACATTCCTGTTAATGCATACACTAAAGCATTACGGAAAAGATTAGGTATTGTTAACGATAGACTACGCACAGAAACAGACCCGACTGAAAAAGAACTGCTTAGAGACGAGATCGAAGAACTTAGGTTAACTCTTAGCGAAGCAGCTATTAACCCACCAGAAGATGCAGAACCAGGTGCTGAAGGTAGATTCCGTACTGGCGAAGGTACGGGTATGGACAAAGCCGCTGTGCAGGAGCACATTACAAATGAGATTAAGGATTGGAAAAACGCTCCGCCCGTAAAAGTAGTTGAAACTGAAAATGAGTTGCCTGACTACTTACAGGAACAGATTGAAAAAGAAAATATAGTTAACCCCAAAGGTGTGTGGGACCCACGCACTCAATCCGTATTCCTTATCTCTAGTAACTTAACCAATAACCACGATGCTACGTACACTGTCCTGCATGAAGTCATGGGACACTTCGGCTTACAAAAGATATTGGGTAGTAAGTTTGATAAGGTAATGGGTGATATTTATAACAGTAACAAAGCTGTTAAAGACCGTGCTGATAACAAGATTGCCAACGGCATGGACAAGCTGGTTGCTGTTGAAGAAGTATTGGCTGAAATGGCTGAGACTGCGACTAACCCGTCTTTGATTCAAAAGGTAGTTAACATTATTCGTCAGGCATTAAAAGCGCTTGGGTTTGATATTAATACTTTTACCAACGGCGAGATCCTGCAGTTATTGCAAGACTCCCGTAAATTTGTTACAGGGACTGAAGGTACTCCTATTGGTGGCAACGTAAAATTTGGCGCTGTATTTAATTCAGATGCCCCTATCTTCTACAGTCAGTTAGCTTCAATGGTAGCTGGCGCACCCAAGCAATTTAATCTTGCACCAAAAGAACAATGGGCAGCATGGTTTGAAAGTATGAAGCAAAACGGTAAAGTTAAAGGTGAAGAACTTGCTTATACCGGCGTATTAGACTTCCTTAACACTACTTCCGGCAAAATTAGCCGTGAAAATTTACTTGAGTTTTTAAATCAAGAAGGCGTTCAAGTTGAAGAAACTATATATGGTGCTAATACTATTAGCGAAGAACAAAGAAAAAGACGTAAACAAGAATATGACCGAGAATATTCTCAAGCAATTAAACCATATGCAGACGCTGATGAAAAAGCAAAAGCAGATTTAGAAAAGTTTGCTGATAATATTTTTAATCGTTTAGCGTCTGGTGAAATAAAATTAAGCCAATTAATAACTAAAGATAGGTACGAAAAAATAACAAAACGTGATGGAGATCATGAATTTGCTTTTTTTAAAGAATTAAGAGACGGCACTTACCCATCTTATTGGCTATACAGAAATTCCAAAAAATGGATGGTAATGCAAAATGGAGATTTTGATACATATAGCATTTACGATACCGGCCCAAATGCGTCAGACAAGCCTGTTGATGGTGAAAAATATAAAACGTTAGACGAAGCAAGAGAGGCTTTAGATTCCCTTAAAGACGACTATAGGGAAAATTATGACCCTAACGGAGTAGATATATTTAATGAGTACGACAAATTATTAACAGCCGAACGTGAAGCTGAATTTGCGTATGAACGTTTTGTAGAAAGTTACCCAGAACTAGAAGATGACTCAGATAGAACAGCTTATAGTAGTTATACCATGGAAAGTGGTGGGGGTAAAAACTACCGTGAACTTATTTTAAGTTTACCTGTAAAAAAAGTTGAAGCTCGTGTAGTTGAATATTCTGACGGTATTACTAATCTTTTTAGAGTTGTTGATACTAGAGGTAACATATTAGTAGACGACATTTTTATGAAAGAAACAGCCGAAAATATAAAGGCTGATTTAGAGAGAGGTGATTCGTTATATAAACATGGACATTGGAGAGATGTTTCTAATCCTATAGTACACATTCGATTTAACGAAAAGACCGATGCTCAAGGCAACCGTGTATTGTTTGTAGAAGAACTGCAATCTGATTGGGGTCAGGCGTTTAGTTTACCAGAAGGATATAAATTACTTGATCTTAGAGTACCCAAAGAAAATGCAGAAGCACGTAAAATTATGGGCGATAGCGATATTGACTTTGTAACTAAGTATTCTCCTGATACTGATGCGGTTCTAGCGGAAGCGTTTAATGTAAATTTTGTTTATACAAATGGAACAAACTATCAACTTGTTGATTATGCTAAATATAGCGATAAGCCAAATACCAAAAAAGAAGCCATGAGAGTATTAATGGACGATAACGTTATTCCTAGAGTGGAAGAAGCGCCGTTTGTTACAGAACCACGCTCATATACTGCACTTGCTATTAAGCGTTTACTTCGTTATGCCGCAGATAATGGCTACGATAAAATTTCATTTATCAGTGGGCTAGAGGCCCACAAACGTTTCCCCACAGCACAAGGTGGTAAAAGTACTGAAAAGGGCATGAAAACTCACTACGACGAAAGAATACCTAGCGTAGTTAAAACGGTATTTAATCAGCTTGGTGTTGCCCCTAGTACACGTACAGAAAGTATTACTATAGAAAAAACTGGTGGTAAAGAATCTTACGTACAAATGTTAATGGATCCTAGTGGGAAAGAAATAGGGCCTTTTCAAAGTTATACAGAACTTGAAGGTGTTTTATACGATACTTATTTCCAACTATATGGCGATCCCGTATTAGCTGAACGTGTAGAAGATCCAGACACTCAAAAAACAATGTTCTTTCAAGGTAAAAAGCTAAATGGGTTAGCTGTTGCTAAAATACTTAACTCTGGTTATGACCCCGAATATTTTTATAGTAGCTTGCTTGAACAAAAAATGCCTATAAAAATAATCCAAAAAGATATTCCAAAGGCTAAACCATTCTTTACTATTGATCTTACTCCTGAAGCTAGGGAAAAAGTTAAACGTGGTCAACCTATGTTCCGTGCAGGGCGTTTTAGTACTGGTGCTGGTGCTACTTTCCGTAATAATCCTGCTGCGCCTGGGGTAAATGGGAACGATGCTAGAACCATCTTCGATAGCTTTGCCGACAGTATTGAGAGCGCAGGGATTTTAAACTCCGAACGTGCAGACAATCTGCATGAGTTCATTAAAAACGGTATTTTCGGTAATGCCCGTAAAGCATTACTTTACACGTTACCTGTTAAACCTTTAACTGAAGAAGCTAAACGTGCCGGTTTAAAAATGGCTCCTAAGTTTAATACACTCATTGACGAACAATCAGGGTACGTAAATAGCTTAAATCGTCGTATCGAACCTTTGGTTCAACGTGCTGAAACTTGGGCTAAAGGTGCTGGGCAAAAACAAATAGACCTATTTAATAAAGTAGTCTATGACAGCACAATTCTTAAAGCCGACCCGACCAAACCTAAGAAGGCAGACGTTTCCCAAGCCGATTATGACTTAGTAAAAAATAACTACGATAAGCTAGGTGGTGCAGGTAAGTCTTTATACGTACAGATTCGTGACGGTTACGCTGAAATGTACCAAGAGATCCTTAATTCTATTGAAGATCGTATTAATACGTTTGAAATTGGTGACGATGCAAAATCAAAGATTAAACAAGACATCTTAGAGAAGCTCGCTAAACAAGGCAAGATTGATCCATACTTTGCGTTAACCCGTAAAGGTAAGTACTGGCTATCGTATAACTTAAAAACTAAGAGATCAGATGGGCAAGTAACGCTTGAGCCATACATTGAAGCTTTTACAACTGAACGTGAGCGTAAAAAACAATCGGCTTTAATTGAAAAAGAAGGCGCTACAGATATACAAGCGTTCTCTCAAATATCCCAATATAGGTATAGCCGTGCGCCATCGGGGTCTTTTGTAAACAATATGCTGAACATTTTGGAGCTTAATAAGCCAAAGGGTCTATCTAAGGAAGCCTCAGATAAATACAATCAAGCTGCCGATGAAGTAATGCGTTTATATTTAAGCACCTTGCCTGAAACATCCTTTGCACAATCATTCCAAAAGCGTAAAGAAGTCCTTGGATTTAAACGGGACGCTATTGAAGCTATGCGTGATCGGATGTACAGCACGTCTCAACAACTTGGTCGTATGCGGTACTCGGCAAAACTTAATAAGTTATTGGAAGACATGCGTGAATATTCCAAACTTGTCAGCAAGGGTATAGGCGAAGAGGGTGAAGAAATTACCCAACAAGATAACAAGTTAATGAACGAGTACATAAGCGTACTGGAAAAACACGCTGAGTCTATTAATAATCCAAACGTTAGCAATATTTCAAGGCTGATTAACTCTCTTGGGTTTAACTATTTACTAGGTTTAAACGTATCTTCTGCCGTGATTAACATGGGTCAAGTGCCTATGGTTGTAGCTCCTTATCTTGCTGGTGAGCATGGGTGGGGTGAAACAATGTCTGCGGTTAATAGAGCCTACAAGCTTTATTTAAATAGTGGCTACGGTAAAAATGCTCGTACAGTTGAAGTAATCGGCACAGAAAAACGGGATTTAAATGGCAACATAACTACCCCTGCTGAAAAAGTTAAGCAGAGTGGTATGCCATCTATTACTAACTATGATCCGAATAGTGCCGAAGGTAAGAAGTATGGTACTTTAATTGAACAAGCACAGAAACAAGGGCAAATTAATCAGTCACAGTTTTACGATATTTTAGAAGTTGATGGTCGTAAAAACTTTGGAAGCACAGTAAACGCTGTTACCGGCTTTGCATTCCACCACGGAGACCGTATAAACCGTGAAGTATCTATGGTAGCTGCGTATGATTTACAGTTAGCCAAACTAAAGAGCCAAGGTAAAACAGGTAAAGAAGCTGAAATCGAAGCTGCTAACTACGCAATCTATATAACCGAAATGACTAACGGTGGAGTGTCAGCGGCTAGTTCTCCTTTAATTGCTAAAGGTAATGTTGGTAGAGTACTCTTTATGTTCAAACGCTACGGCGTTTCTATGTATTACATGTTATTTAAGATAACACGTGAAGCGCTCAAAGGGGAAACACCAGAAATACGTAAAGCAGCTATGCGGCAAATTGCCGGTGTTTATGGCACGTCAGCTTTGTTCTCAGGCTTACAAGGTGTACCAATGTTTGGTATTGCCGCTATGGTTTACAACTTGTTTGCAGAAGAAGATGAAGATGACATGGAGACTGCAACCCGTAAATACGTTGGCGAATTTGCCTATAAGGGTATGTTGAACTATGTTACCGGTGCTGAGGTTGCTAGTCGCTTTAGCTTAAGTGACTTAATATTTAGAAGTAACCCAACAGCAAACTCCCGTACATTTGAGCAAGCTCTTTTAGAAAACGTTGGTGGTCCTGCATACGGTGTAATGTCACGGATTAAACGTGGTTTGGACTTTATGAACGAAGGTAATATGGAGCGTGGTATTGAAAACATACTGCCGTCAGCTATAAGTAACCTGTTTAAAGCATATCGTTTTGGAACAGAAGGCGCTCAGAGTTTACGTGGTGATCCAATCGTAGAAGATATTAATGCGTTTAGTGTTGCTGCTCAGGCGTTAGGATTTGCTCCAGCAGATTACGTACGTCAGTTAGAAATAAACTCTAACTTAAAAGGTATTGAAAAGAACATTCTTCAAGAAAAATCTAAGCTACTTCAAAAGTGGAACGTTGCTACTCGCATGGGTGATACCGAAGATGCCAACGAATACAAAGAAGAACTTTTTGAACTAAACAAAAAACATCCTGATCTTAAGATTACTGAAGATACTTTCCAACGTTCTGAAAGAGCCTTTAAAGCAGCTACTAAGCGTACAGTAAATGGTGTTCAGTTTAGCCAAAAACTTTACGATGAGATGATGAGAAACGCTGCCGAGTACGAGAAATAAAAATACCCCCGAACTAGTCGGGGGTTAAAGGTCCTTCACGTCGGAAAATCACAACAGGAGAATGTTGCGTAATCAGTATACTATACGATCCGCCAAAATCGCATCCCTAATTTTCCAGCTTCTATACGATCAAAACCTTTTAACTTAATATTTTTAACGTTTGCTATTATTTGCATCTGTTTGTTTAACTCTGTTAAATTAATTGCAGGTATAAATAATGATGCTCCTACAACAAACTCGTCCCAATTTATTTTAATAACTACTCCATCAGGGCAGACTTGTCCTTCTTCACGTATCACCTTCAAGGGTAGCTTTATGTTCTGCGACGGCAGCGAGGGCTTGTTCTTTGTCGTCATCTAAAAATCCTTCACAATTAATCCACCATACATCCAAAGATGGCAAGCTCATATGAGTACCTTTAGCCATACGTTTTTTATCTAACTTAGCTTTAGTTCTTCCCCGTTTCAATGAATCAGTCAACCACTCGTAGTTAATCTGACGTTCGCTACACCATTTTCTTAATGGGTTAGGGTAGATAAACATCATCTTCACGTCGTATTCATACCGTGCTACAAACGATATTCTTGGGGTTGCATCGGGTATAACTAAGTGTTCTAAAGTATCGTTGTGCCGTATAGTACGTGCATCCTCTGTGCTTTTAATACGTAAAACACTGTTGTAGTTTTCGGCTAAGAAGTTAGTTAGCGTACCTTCTGCATCGACATCCATCGACTTAGCTTGTTCTTTAATGTTACTTACAAGGTTCTTTAGCCAGTTAACTATATTACTAATGTCGTAGTCTATTAAACCCGCACGTTTAGCAACCATTAAACCCATGATGCCGTCAGCTGCTAGAACCGAATGATACCGGTCTGCAGGGCTAAAGCCACATATCTTATCTAGTTTTTTCTGTGTTACTTTATAAAGGTCCTTGATGCCCTGAATATCGTTCATGACATACTGTAAGTACGGTAAAGAAGCGTGTCCATAGTTGTTAATAAGTTGTTCACTAAGTATGTCAGTGTCTTCTTTCTCCAAACCCGGCACAGGTCTAGCCCGTACTTCTAAGAGACGCATAGCCTCACCTTTAGGCAGTGCCTTATATGCGTTCATCTTTTCCATTAATGAAGCGTTTCCGTTACTAACACCTACTTGTTTCCAAGGTTCACCACGCGCTCTTTCTTCATTACTGTTTGACGACATACGGTTTCTTTGTGAGCCGGATGTGTACTGATACACAAAGTCGCTAATATCTTTGGCAGTTGCGTTGGTGAGTTCGTCCAAGGGCAGGAATATATTTTTATATTTCTCAGCACGGTTCATCTTAGTCGCAGTTGTATCGACTTCTTTTAGTATTATCTTTTGTGGATTACCCCATATACTAGCCCCTGCTGTGAGGGCTGTGGTCTTACCGATACCTGATTCAGGGCTATAGATATGAAATAAAGACCCAGTAACCGGCGTAAAGTCCGAGAATATTGAGCCAAAAGCAAGACCAATTGCAAATTGGTGGGTCTCCATGCCGGGTCGGTTAAAGAAAGTCATTGCTTCTTTCCATACTTCAAAAGAACCCTTGGTGCTAAACGCACTAAACAACTGTGCCGTAGCCGAAGATGGGGGGTTATGGTCTACCCGATCCGCACGAATTTCTCTGTTACCCAGTATAAATGCTTGGTGTTTATCATCCGTCCAACCAAACTGTCTGTATGCTTTGTCTGCTTTTGATGTAAATTGCAAATGGTTTACCCACGTTGTTACGTATGACATAATTTCATCCGTCTTGATAAGTGCTACACCTTTTGATGACATATGCTTTCTTAGTTCATCTTTAGAAGTAACAGCCGATAGGGGCATAGTAAATTCTTTTACCCCGTCCTGTGGTAAATGTAACCGCACAACTACCGCTTCCCCTACATCAGAATCTTCCAAACGACGAGTTACATATAAGTCATTGTGATATACCATGACCTCAATCTCGTCATCTTCTTTAACGATTCGTTTAAATATACCGCCGTTTTTACCACGGAAATAGGGGTTGGGGTACTTAGGTATAACGTAAGTCTGCGTATGCCCTTGATTAATTTCTGATGGTGTATCTTCAACAATATTATCGTCTTCAGAAGCTTCTTGTACCTCACGACCCAATACAATCGGAGACTTAATAGAACCTTTATGTGGGCATCCATCGCACCCATTAGGATTAAATTCTTCAAACTTAAGGCAGGTATAAGGACCACCTTTGATACCACGTACCTTACGATCAGCCATCATGGGGCTATATTCAGGATGACCGTTAGAGATCTTTTCAATAGCCTTGTCAGCGTCTACACAAAATTTAGCGATAGATAGCCCTGCTCTCCACATCGGTTCCGACATGGTTGCTTGATGTTCAATAATATACTTTAGTTGCTGGCATCCGTCACCTTTTACCGTTTTAAGCATGATGGTCTTAAACCGATTGGTATAGTTCCCAAGGATAGCCTTGGTTACTTCGTCCATCTCCCCACGGGGTATATAAGCTCGTTTTTCAAGTACAGGTTCCCCAATAACATCTTTTATTGTGTCGTACTCAAACGGTTCGCCAGGATCTCCGATTAACTTAACTTCCCTAGCCTCATCGTTTTTATAGTTTAATGTCCCAGGAACTCGTAATATACGCACCGAATCTGCGGTAACAACGGGGTCAGCATGTAAGTCATGGTCATCACATAGGCTCTTTAATTTCTCAGCCAAGGGCATCCACGTTTCACGTGAAACGGGTTCTTTTAAAGCCCAGTATGCGTGTATCCCACCACCTGAATTAACGAGTGCTGGCTTAGGTAAATTCGTTACCTTACAGAAAGACCTTAACGCTACAAGAGCTTCTGCTTGTGTTTCATAAGGCTTGTCTGGGCCGCAGTCTAAGTCGATATATAACGACCTAAGTTGTTTAACGTTTGCAGTCTTCCTAGACTTACCATCTTCAAACGTGGCTAAAGCATAGTATGCGTCATAGCCCTCGTCTTTTAAATTGTCGGCAACAGTTACTGCTTGATCTAAAGTCTTATAAAACTTTTGGATAGGTTTATCCGAATCCTTTTTTAAACCAACTATGCAGTAGTATCCTTCGTCTCCAAGGACTTGCTGTAAAAATTCTAAATTGTTCATAGCCACCTTTGAAGGTGGGGTACTCTGATTGGTTTACTACCCTCTTGCTACCTAGAAGTGTCTAGAATAACTAGGCTCTCCGCTTCGGGCAAGGTTGACTTTACGTTATCGTCAGCGAGCCAATCATTTCCCCCATAACCGTTATTTAAGCATCATCCCATTCGCCAACTAGGTCTTCTAGTTTAGGCTCTGCCGCAACGGCGGCTTTCTTAGGAGGAGCTTTCTTTGGTTCTTCAACCGCTTCAGCTTCTTCTGCCTTTTGAGCAGGTTTGCTTGCAACAGCTTTTGGTTTGTCTTTGACACCATCAGTCTGTGCTACGGTCATAGTAACTGCCGCAACAGCTTCAGCAGAATCTTTTAAACGTTGTACGATATCAAACTCTTCTTCTGTTACAGGACGTACAGGTTTAAAGATTAACTTAGGTGTAGGGCTTGCTGTGTCAAACCGCATCTCAGTAATCACCCCCGTTATGGGTGTACCGTGATTTTTCAGATGACGGGCATATGCTTGCAGAGGGAGTCTACCTTTTTCTCCATCACCAAATACCGAAGTAGGTGGTAATACAAGTTGGTAGACTTCTTCTTTATCAACTTCGCCATCTATTACTACGGCTAAACGTTGTTGATAACGACAAGCACGGCTATCACCTTGACCGCTACCTTTGATGTTTTGGGGGCAAGTTAAGCAGGTGGCTGATTGCTTCTCTTTTACCTTATCATCAGGGCGTTGGCTGTCGGCTGACCAGCAAGTTGGGGACACGGTTTCGCCTTCTACATAGGTTCCGGCATAAAACACACGTGAAACTTTTGGTGCGGCTTTGATAATCACCACACTCATGGAGCGTTCTTCCGATACACGGTACTCTTTACCGCCAATAAATTCACGGAACACACCACCTTTAATACTGATACGACGTGCGCCTAAACCGCCTTCGCCTGTACCTGCTAAAGCATTAGTTGCATCATCGGCTGTACCTTTTAAATAGGCAGGTAGGCCGCCTTTGAATAGAGTTAGATCACTCATTTACATTCTCCTTAGATATCATCGTTAGGGTTAAAATTTAAAGCCATTTGGGATTGGTCTTTTTGTTTGACCGTTAAACTCCCGTCAGCCTCTTCTCTTACAAGGTCTCCGCCGTTTAGTTTCTTCAAAGCTTGCTCTACTTCAGAAATTTTGAAACGGTATACACCGCCAAGTTTCAAAGCAGGAATAAAGTTCTGTCGAATCCATGCACGGACGGTAGACACCGATACAGAAAAATGTTTTGCAACATCTTCAATCGGGACAAACGCTTCATCCACCATTTTTACTCCTTTTTATTGTTACTGAATACTCCATGTTTGAGTTAAGTCCAGGCGGCAGTAGGTCTGGATTCTCCTCTAAAAATACCCTCATATTGGTCTGCTGAATTCGCTTTTCCAATAGTTCGGGCACACCATGTTCAAGAATGAACTTGCCCATAGATTCCCAATCCGACGTTGAATACTGTGACCTTACGGTACGGTACACGGTTCCAGCTTCGGTTCTTAAACTCTCGACCCCCAATGATTTCATGTGGTTGAGGATTGCGGTCTTCACAGTCCCCATATCATTTTCTAGTTTGACTACTTGGTTCCCGAGTTCCGCCTTCTTATCACGCATCTTGATGTAGATACGGGTAAGTTTTTCTAAAGGCACTGCGGCCTGTGATTCTACTTCGTCACTCATATAACTCTCCTGTTAAAGACGATAACGGCTTGGTTTTATTCTCGCTATCGGTGCTACTACTATACTATCAAACGTTAACTTAATCAAGTAAATTCTTGTAAAGTTCAACTAACTTTACGTGATCTTCAATACGGTTGTCAAGCATTTTGTATAGGTGTTTCTCCGCATTTGAACCCTGTAATCGTACTACCGTAACGGGATGCCTCTGCCCCGCCCTATGCGCCCTTGCATTAGCTTGAGCGTATGTTTCTAGGCTTGGGGTCGGACCCCACCAAATAACCGTGTCAGCCGCCGTTAAAGTGACTCCATGAGCCGCCGCTTGCGGTTGGATAATCAGAATACGGGGGTTGGGGGTATCTTGGAATCGTTTAAATATATCTGCACGATTAGCCGCCGTTACGTCACCGTTAATAATCTCGGTTGTGAACCCGTCGTCTTGTAGCTTCTTGGACAGAATCTCGATGGTGTTCTTGAACGGCACGAATATCAGGGCTTTTTGCTTGGTTTCATCCAGCACTTCCCGCATGACCTTGTAACGGTTCTTGATGTCAAACTCAAGGGTCTCGCCCGAGTCTGAGTAGACTGCGCCACAGGATATTTGCAGGAGTTTGCTCATGCCTACCGCCGCATTGACCGCCGTAATCTGCTCGCCTACCGTTGATACCACCAACTGCTTACGGAGTAACTCGTAGTATTTCTTCTGCTGTGGGGTGAGTTCGACTTCACGGGTTACGTACGTTAATTCAGGCAGGTCTAAACATTCTTCCTTGGTAAACCGTATGGCAGGTTGCAGGGCTTCGTGTACTATCCTCTCGGCATTGGGTCTGTTCACCCAACGGAACTGCGATACCTTATACATCACCATGTCTTTGAAAGCCGAGTAGAACTTAGGTACGTTCTTGGGGCTAACTAGTTTAGCCAAGCCATAGGCATCCACGGGGGACTGGGCGGCAGGTGTACCTGTCAGCATCCACAGCCATGTATCAGGCTTCAAGATTCGGTTTAACGTCTTCCAACGAGTTGTCTGAGCGTTCTTGTATGCGTTCGCTTCGTCAATAACAATCAGGTCAAAGCCCCCGTTGGCTATGTCTTCCTGCACAATCTCCACACCGTCGTAGTTAATGATGACGAACTCGGCATCGGAGTTAATGATTCGTACCCGCTTCTCACGGCTACCGTAGGCTATGTCCACATGGCGGTGCATAGCGAACTTAAATAGGTCCGCTCTCCAAGCTGAATCCATAATAGACAGGGGGCAGATAACCAATACCCGCTTGATTCGCCCAATCTTCATCAGGTAGTCAGCCGCCCATATAACCGAGCCTGTTTTGCCAGTACCCTGCTCGTTAAGGCAGAAGGCACGGGGGTTCAAGGTTAGAAAGGATGCAGTAGTTTTTTGGTGGTCAAATGGCTTATGTAATCCAGGCCAGGTGTAATGTCCCATGATTGGTGATGGGATGTTTTTTATTTGCAGATTGTTTAAAACTCGTGCTTCATCCAGCCCCCAGTTCACGGCGACCTGATTCCCTTCAAGCTGTTTGCTCTTTGGTATCACAGTCGTGACCTTGTTAGGGTTACGCAGATTTAACAACAGAATCTTATTATTTATTATTTGCAACTATCTCTCCAGTGATGCGTAAATAGAGCATAAGTGGTGTCCACTATGCTCTACGATGTTGTCGGTTCCCCACAGGAAATGGAATGGTGCCGACTGGTACGGTTTAGACAGATGTCACTCTGTGATGCTCGCCACTCATACCTGACGCTTGCATCTTTTCAAACGAATACTTTTATACTACAACAATTCCAAAAAAGTTCAAGACTTTTTTCTTTCTTTTTTACTTGTTTCTGAAACTAAATTACTTTTTGAATCTCGCTTGAACGAACGATTCTTTGATGGCGATTCAATACGTACACCGTGTTTGTTACTACCACCTTTAGACAATGCTTTAACGTGCGCTACATCCTTACCTTCACGCTTATCGGCTACACCGTTTTTGTTTGCATCTTTGCCTGTCTTGTCTATCTTGCGACGAGCACGTTGACGTTCCATGCGACTAGGTAGTTCACCTCTCGCTTTTTGTTGGTCGTACTCTTTATCGTACGGTCTAGGCTTATTAACGTAGGGCATTATTAGTTCCTTCCATTGTGCGGACATTCCATAACTAGGCAGTGTTTTTTGCACAGTCCTGAAGGGCGAGGATTCCATACATCGTTCTCATAAGCCATCTTCATCTTGTTGTACTCTGCCAACCATTTAGTCCACATCTTATCCTGTTTTTCAGCCTTGTACGAGTCCTTTATGAAGTTCTTGCTGATGACAAAAAACAGGGCTCCCTGCACCTCGGTTAGCTGTGGGAAGTGCTTAAACATGGCTAGTGCCATTAGTTCTAGCTGGTCAGTATCGGCATACTTGGCAGACTTTCCTGTCTTGTAATCTAGGCATCTACCCTTTGTGCCGTCAATGATGGCTAGGTCGGCTACCCCCCGCCACCATACGTTAGGGTCTTTGAACCCGCATGGCTCTAAGTTCTCGGTCAAACCCATCTCAAGTTCGCACATCTTATCCCCCTTTAACTGCTTGAGGTTATCCAATGCGTTCTTGGCAAAAGCAAACTGCGGGGGTATTGGGGTGTTATCTCTTATGTATAGCTCGGCTGCTTCGTGGAACTGTTTACCGTATAAGATAGCATCTGTTGGTGGTTCTTTAATATCTTTGAGAACCCGCAGGTGGTAGTACTTCTTAGGGCATTGGTCAAACAACTTAATGCTTGAGTACGACCATGAGATAGGTTTAGTCATTTTGTTCTCTTAGCGATTTCACGGTCAATGTACCAACGGGCTTTGCGTAAGTCCTCGACAGCATCCTTCTTTAGGTCGCATCGCCAAATGTATTTCAGCGCATTACCTAGATTGAACCCCATGTGTTCTGTAATCTGTATGCACTCGATACCGCTAGGGTGGTCGGTGTAATGCTTCGGGTGGTTTACTGGGTCATTCATTCTGTGTCCTCAACGGGAATCCATGTCTTTACCGCACCCGTCATTAACTTCATTTCGGTCTGTGCGTTCAAGCAATGGTCGTATGCCGCTTGAAACTTGTTTGATACCAAGGCATCGTGTGCCATCCTGATTTCCTTTAATGCGTGTAAATACATTGGTGAGTAATCAACCTTCATTTAATAGTCCTTTTATTTCTTCAATTCGTGGTAACAAAACATTCATTTCAGTTAATACAGTACGGGGGTCTGTAATGTAAGCATAGTCATCTCGTTCTTTCTCTGAGCGAATATCCCCCGCAGTAGCCTTAAGTTTGCTTGCGTTCTTTTGAACAATTTGGCTATATCTAGGGTATATATCATGCCCAAACTTAAGCACCATTTTATAGGGGGCATTTACTTTTTGGGCTATCTTCGTATAAGGCACACCTTGACTTGCTAACGTAATAAGTTCCACCGCTATACGTTTTTTAGTTTCAATATCCGCAATCCATTCACGAGCATACTCAGGATAACGCTTTCGTAAAGACTCGTAGTGCTTTTCGTCGGAGTATTCAAAGTAGTTTTTAACGATGTCCTCAACAATCGCCATAGCTTTTCCCATATCCTGATTCACAACTTACTGGTAATCCATTTGCCCACTCGGGTGTCCACTTCATGCACTCCTCAATGTAGGCTTGGGCTTCTTTTACTTCTTCGTCTTTTACTACACAGGCAATCGCATCGTGTACTGTCAGTACAACATCGTAACGCTTGGCAATCTTAATCATCTGCTCGCCAATGATGCAACGGGCGATAGCTTGACATACGTTCTCGATAACTTTACCGCCGTAGATTTTATTCCAGCCATAACGTGTCTTGTACTGGTACTGCATACCCTTCTCGTCTCTGAGGGCAACTAGCTGGTCGTACCGCATCAGTAAGCCACTCGGTAGTCTGATACCTTTCTCGTTAGGCTCGATACCAAGTACACCCGCCTTACCTAAAGATGTTGTATAGCCCTTGCTTATTGCTTCCAGCGCCAACTGCGCCTGTCGCCATAGTCCTACTATATGGGGGTACGTCTCTCGATAGATTTGTATAATGTGTCGTGCCTCATCATCCGATACCGTAGTGCCAAACGTCTTAAGCTGTGCTCCGAATTTCGCCGCACCCATGCCGTACCCCGCACCGAGAATCGTCGTCTTACCGACGAACCTTTCTTCCTTCGTGATTTCTTCAATACCCTTGCTATATATAGCAGACGCCATGATTTTGTAGACATCCTCACCTTTCGCAAACGCTTCAACTAAATCGTTCTGCCCCGCCAGCCACGCTAGTACCCGTGCTTCAATCTGACTCGAATCGGCATCAATAACTGAGTAGCCTTCGGGCGCAACAATCGCCTTCTTTAGTTTCCCTGCGTTCTCACCTCGGCTCGGCAAGTTTTGTAAGTTCAGGGAATCACTACCACCCCACCTTCCCGTGTGCGCCGCATAATATTTTAGGGGAACTGGCATCAGTCCTCGCTTGGCAATCCCGATGAATCGCTCTGTCCTAGTTTCTTCAAGGGTTGATTTTGTACCCAGCCTCGCCGCAACTAAAGCCTGTACTCGTACATCAGGATGTTCAGCCAAAGCCTTGAACTCCTCGTCGTTCTTAGACAATGCAAATGTTTCTTTACCCGTAGTCGGGCTAATCTTCATCGGCACAGGTACATCAAACTGTTTTAATAACTCAGCAAACTTCGGGTTTGAAGCGAGTTCGCCCTTGTCCTCAATGTTCGCAAGAATCAGCAGGTTGTCCTTCTTCTCCTTAATATCTGCTAGGTGCATCTCAAGTAGGTTCAGGTTCAGGTCAAGCAGGGGTCGTGTAAACATACGAGTAGTCAAATCAATCAACTTCATCTCGGTCTTCGGAAAGCCCTTCTTAATCATCGCACTGAACAACTTATAGGTTAGTTCTACGTCGTTCACGCAGTAGTCGCCGTACCTATCTAGTTCTTCATCTGTGAAGTCCACTCGGTTCTTACCCGAAGCGGCAATCACTTCATCACCCTTAACACCTAGGTTATATCGTTGTGCAAGCACCGCTAGGCTACCGCCTACTTCGACACCATGAATGGCTCGACCCATAGACAGGGTATCTGCGTAGACTTTAGGGAATATGCCAAAGCGTTCGGACAGAATGAATCCGTCAAACATCATGTTGTGTGCAATCGCCATTGAGTTCGCCCAGTCAAACCCTTCGAGCCAACCCTTAATCTGTTCGTGTGTACCACTCGCCCACTCGGTCTCGCCATCATTAACTTTAACAGCTACACCAATTACCTCAAAACGGTCATCCCGTACGTACTCCTCGGTAGTCAGCTTCGATAAGCTGAATGTAGACTTCTCGTAAAAGGTTTCAAAGTCAATCGTTATTAAGTTCACCGCTTCTCCTCTAGTTCTTTTGTATACCCCGTGATAACTTGTACTATCATCTCAAGACGTTTGGCTTCTTCTAATGGTATGCGCCCCATCAACCTACCTAAATTAAAGAGGGCATCGTTGTAGTCTGTCTTTGTATACTTCGGCTCTTGCAACTGCACCAGCCCCGCAAATGGAATCGGCTCTACATTAACTACTGCATTGATACGGTCTTCTGTCGTAAAGGTCGTCACTTTAAAATCCTTTCAAGGTTGGTAGTTCGGGTAGTGTTGGTAAGCTAGGTAAACTTGACGGTGCGGGCCCAGGAAACGATGGGCTAACCAAAGGAAAAACAAATGATGGTGTGTTTATCGGATTGACCCGTGGGCCAGATACATTTGGAGATACTTGGTACGCAACAGGTTTACCGTTCTGATCCATGTACACAGTCTGCCCACCAATCTTGTTAGAGTACATAAATGGTTTACCGTTCGCATCTAAGTACGTTACCATCTGTGCGCTACATACACCAACGGTGAATACACCTAGTAGTGTCCCCAATAATTTACGCATCACCCTCTCCTTTTTTCTTACCATACCTCGGTATGTTTTTTCGTTCGAAACACGCTGTACATTTCCATCTAGTAATCTTCCCCGACGTAATCATCTTGCCGTACTCTGCTGGTCTCATAACTTGACAGCTTGTGCAATAACGTTTGCCAGTAAGGTTTATTTCTGCATTGAGCAGAATCTTCGACATATCAATCTTTCCTGACATACTTCCTCTTTTTAATTGTGGTGATACCACCGTCATCTTCTACTTTGTTACGGGCTTCAACAAGCATATCCGCTATCTCCCATATTGCTTTTGGGTTTATTTCACCCTTCATAGCAAACCCTACTGTTAGCATAAAAGCAAAGCAATCTCTCAAGTCTTGGTCGTTCATTTCATTTCCTCGTGTTTAGGGTGTCGTGCTAAGTTGTTTTGACCTAGTTCTGTAATCTCGTATCCATGACCTTCTAGGTAATCGAACAACGCTTTACGCTTTTCCTGATACCAAGGCTTCCATGTCCACGCTTCAAAGATAATCGGCGGGTAGTTGTTACGCTTGATTGTTTCGATACCGCCTTTGAGTACTTCTAACTCATGACCTTCTACGTCAATCTTAAGTAGTCGCACATCTTCAAAGCCAATACCATCAAGTGTCATCAAGATCATTTTCTCTTTACCACCGCTTGTCTTACACTCGTACTCGTTCTCACGAACTTCTTTATCAATACTGAACGCACCGATATTTGTTTCCGCCGTGTAGTCAGGCACTTCTAACTCTATGTCTGCTTCTTGGTTTGACAGCCCAGCCTCATAGGTGTACACATTGCCCAAGCTATTGATAATCGTATTGGCGCATAACTGATAGTAAATTATCCGTTGTGGTTCAAAGGCATGGAACTTCAGCTTAGGAGTCTTTCGTGCAAGTGGTACACAGAACGTACCTAGATTCGCACCAATGTCTAGCACTACTCCATCAGGCTTACCCATTAGTATCTTTAACGCAAGCTGGTGGATGTCGTTCTCGTACAGTTCTTTCTTCAAGTGGTTCGATATTAAATCCTGCCCTTTGAATACAAGAAACTGTGTGCCGTCTACTTTAACTAATTCACAGTTCGGTATCATTTGTTCATTTCCTTTTTTAACTGCTCCACCGCATCCTCTAATGCTTTGAGGCGGGTGAAGATGTTATGCAATATAGCTTGCAGTTGTGGGTTCACGTTAATCTCTTGGTAAAGTACCACTAAAGTTGTACGTTCCGCTATGGGTTAGATTCGCCCAAGGTGCGGCATAGACTTTAAAGCCAGCTTCTCGTGCAATCTTGCAGAAGTGGTAGTCCTCTGAAAGTAATCGATTGGATACTTCGTCAATGCTAGTAGCAAAGTACTCATCAATAATTTTCTTAACTGGGTTCTTGTCCACAATCAGAATCATGTCGTTGGTGTACTTCGGCACAGTTGGTTTTAACTTCTCGAATACTCCACGTTTAATCAGCATGAATCCTGTACCACCGTTGTCAATCTCCATCGGGGTGTTTATGTCGCCAGTAGTTTCAGTTGCACCACCTACTAAGTTCACCACAAACGAGCCTGTGTAGCTAGGCAGGTCTTTGTAGTCCACACCCGACTTGACAGCATTAGATACTAACTGCCAGTTAATTTCTTTCTTTGGGTACAACCCGCAGATAATATCTTTGTCTGCATCAACCATACGCACAATGTCTTTCGGGTCAAAGCTAATGTCAGCATCAATAAACATCAGGTGCGTAGCATCCGACTGCATGAAGTCATAAGCCATACCGTTACGAGCACGAGTAATCAATGACTCATTCATCATGTACGAGTAGTACATCTGAATACCCCGTGGTGCGAACGTCTGCACACAGTTAAGAACCCCCATGGTGTACCCGCCCGTACATAAACCGCCGTACATTGGTGTGGCTACAAATAACTTAGCTGGTTTTTTAACTTCTACTGCTTCTACATTTTCTAACATTAACTTCTCCTAAAATAATGCTTCTTCAAATTTATATCCGTCTACTAGCTTACGTACAATTTTGCGTACGCACTTGAATGTCCAGCCTGTACGTAATGCACATATGGATTCGGCTTCTTCTTTCCTACCCACTATGCGCATTACTTCCCCATCTTCGTTACGAATCAGGTAACTCATTCATCGTACCCCTCTGCGTGATAACTACCCTTACGATTTCTAAACTGAAATAACTCATCATATTGAGGGTACTCTTTAGCAAACTTCCTAGCATAGTGGCTAATCCAACCATCATCTATCTTGTAGTCCCCTTTGTTACCAACAACCGATTCCCAACGTATTCTGTGGAATACACATTTAGCTGAAAAGTATTTTCGTTTACGAGCTACTTGCAAAGAGAACACTCTAAACATATCCCAAATATCAGGATGTTCGGCATCGTAGATTTCAAAGTTTTCTTTAGTCCACTTGCCCATGGTTTACCCCTTAATGAGTTGCGCTACTTTTTCTTCGAGGTACTTTACTACTGCTTGGCTATCGAGGTACATGATCTTAGCTTGGGTGTAATCGGCTTCTAACTTCTTGTAGTTCTGTCGCCACCCGTCGTGCAATTTCTCTAACTCATGCACTTGTGTTTCAAGGGACTTAACATATTTAGCGTTAGCTGGTTTATCACTTACACTAACCAATACAGTCTTCCACTCATTCTTGTTAGTAACTTTACTAACGGCTTTCTCTTTGTAAAGAGGCATCTTCAATGCTTGTGTAATGTACACACCATCATCTTCTTTGGCGATCATCTTCTTACTGCGTAGCTGATGCAGTGCGTTGTATACACTGGTTGAATTCGCCTTTGTTAAGGCAATCAGTTGCTTGGGTTTCTTGCCACCTTGTGTGTTTAAGATGTTAAGAATCTGCTTAGTTGTTGATAGTTTTTTCATAGTTACTTTCTCCTGTTGTTAATAAAGAGGGTAGATACTTTACGTCGTCTTCCCTTACTACTAAAGCCACACCACCGCAGTCAATGATTTTCTTTAGGTTCATCTCTTGCAATGCTGTGAGTTTTCCCTTTCCAGCCTTAGTTTCAATGCCGAAAAATTTACCTTCTAGGCAAACTAAAAAATCGGGCGCACCTTGTCTGCCAAAACCGCCTGTAACTGGCATCACGTAGTAAGCACCAAGCCCATCAAGGACTTGGCG